ACATGGATAAAGAGGATATTATCCTTAAAGAAATTGAAGCAGATTTTTCTACTGAAGATGATGATATCTTTACTGCACTTAAAGCATGTGAGAGAATGTATGAAACGCCTACCTCACGCGCGTATGAAGGTATGCAGAAGGCCCTTGATAGAATATCCAGATATCTTGGTAGTGCACCAATTACAGATGGTAAAGATGGTAACATAGCACAGATTAGAGCATTGGCTAAAGACTTTGATGGTATTAGGCAATCATTTAAAGGAGTGTATAAAGATCTTCAGGAAGAGCAGCAGAGCAAAGTAAGAGGTGGTCAAGGATTAGCATATGATTCATAATGGAAGCATTCTGGGAAAACATACCAACTTGGGATAACGGTACTTGGACTACTACATCTTTTGCAACAAGAGATGAGTTACGTGTGTTCTTACTTACCATATTTAAAGAGCCCGGTCAATATAATTTTAATCAAGACTCTAGTAATATCTTTAATGAGCAAGCTCGGATATTTAAGTCTGAAAAAGTATACTGCACAGCACCCTTTAAATCTAAAGACTTTCTAGCTTACTGGGATGATCAAAAAACAAAATGCCGGAATGGTGTATTAGTAAAGTCAGGTAAAGAAACTTGGTACCTTGCAAGAGAGTATTACATGTGGCTAAACTTCTTACCTATCTTTAACAAAGAGATACAAGCATTTGGATTTGCTGATATCCGTGATGCTCAGTATCATATGGCTCTGTATGAGCAATTAGCAGAATTACACTATAAGCATGCTGCTATTCTTAAGAAACGTCAGATAGCTTCTTCTTATTATCATGCTGGTAAACTTATCAATCAGCAGTGGTTTGAAGCCGGTGTCACACTTAAGATGGGTGCATCACTAAAAGACTACATCAATGAGAAAGGTACATGGAAGTTTTTAAATGAATATGCAGCCTTCTTAAATGAGCATACTGCATGGTACCGTCCTATGTCACCAGACAAGGTTATGATGTGGCAGCAAAAGATTGAAGTAAGAAAAGGAGATAGAAAAGCAGAAGTGGGTCTTAAAGGTACTATACAAGGTATGTCATTTGAGAAAGATCCTACTAATGGTGTTGGTGGACCGGTTAAGTATTTCTTTCATGAGGAAGCTGGTATTGCCCCCAAGATGGATACAACATATGGTTATATTAAACCTGCACTTAAGTCAGGTATGATAACTACAGGTATGTTTATAGCTGCAGGATCTGTGGGTGACTTGGATCAGTGTGAGCCCTTAAAAGAAATGATTCTTAATCCGGAAGCGCAGGATATATATGCAGTAGACACCAAACTTATAGATAAAGACGGTACTATAGGAACATCAGGTTTGTTTATTCCTGAACAATGGTCAATGCCGCCTTATATTGATGACCATGGTAATTCACTTGTAGAAGAAGCTCTCCAGGCTTTAGATGATTACTTTGAGCAGTGTAAGAAAAAGATGTCACCAGAAACATATCAGCTTGAAGTATCTCAGCATCCAAGGAATATAGAAGAAGCATTTGCCCACAGAAAAGTATCTATATTCCCTCAGCATCTTGTTACTGCTCAGTTAAGAAGAATAGAAGAGAAGGAATACGCATATGAGTTCTTGGATATATTTAGAGATGAAACAGGAAAGCCTAAAGTAAAAGAAACAAATAAACTTCCTATATCTGAATTTCCAGTTTCTAAAAAGACAGAAGATAAAACCGGATCTTTTGTAGTATGGGAGCGGCCAGTAAAAGACCCAGAGTTTAGAATGTATTATGCATCTATTGACCCCGTATCAGAAGGTAAGACAACTACCTCAGAATCACTATGTTCTATATATGTAATGAAAGCTCCGGTTCAAGTAAAGAGACATACAGGTGTTGAAGTTGAGCACTATATAGAACAAGACAAAATAGTTGCAGCTTGGTGCGGTAGATTTGATGACATAAAGAAAACCCATGAGAGACTAGAACTTATAATAGAGTGGTATAATGCATGGACAGTAATAGAGAATAACATATCACTGTTTATACAGTATATGATCTCAAGAAAAAAGCAAAGGTATTTAGTACCTAAGAATCAAATATTATTTCTAAAAGATCTTGGTGCTAATGCTAACGTATTCCAGGAGTATGGTTGGAAGAACACCGGTATATTATTTAAGTCACATCTTCTATCTTATGTGATTGAATACACAAGAGAAGAATTAGATACTACAACTAAAGAAGATGGTACTATTGTAAAAACTACATATGGTATAGAACGTATTCCTGATCCCATGCTTCTTAAAGAAATGAAAGCATATCAAGAAGGACTCAACGTTGACCGCTTAGTATCTTTTGCAGCTCTAGTTGCTTTTATGCGTATTCAACAGTCTAATATTGGTATTCCAACTAGAACTGTTATGGATGAGGCAGCCAAAAACTTGCAAAAGTCAGAAAATTTGTATAAATTAAATATGAGCCCTTTCCGGCATATGGGAAAGAACTCAACATCAATGGGTCAAGGTATTAAAAGATCACCATTTAAACACTTTAAATAAAGGCTATGCAGATATATAATGCAATGCAGCTCAAGGCGGGAGCTAAAACTAAACATAACAGAATGGGTAGTATTACCCAACCTCTTCAATTTTTACCTAAAACTGAAAAGGATCAAGAGTGGGCAGCATGGAACTTAGACTGGCTTGAGTGGAATGGTTTAAAACAAATACGCCTTAATGCCCGCAGATTGATGAAGAATTACAAGCTAGCTAAAGGTATTATAGATAAGTCTGATTATATCATTGAAGAAGACAATGATTATAGAGACATAGTTGAAGTATTAACCAAAGAAGACAACTCAGCATTAGAGTTAAAGTTCTACCCAATTATACCTAATGTAATTAATGTTTTAGTAGCTGAGTTTGCTAAAAGATCTACTAAACTTACTTACCGTGCAATAGATGAATTCTCATACAATGAGATGATGGAGCAAAAAAGATCTGCTGTAGAAGAAGTACTCTTATCAAATGCTCAAATGAAGATTTCTGCTGCTTTAATTGAACAAGGTCTTGATCCAAGTTCAGAAGAGGCCCAGCAGCAATTAAATCCGGATAAACTTAAAACTCTACCTGAAATAGAAATGTTCTTTAAGAAAGATTACAGATCTATGGTAGAACAGTGGGCTACACATCAGCATAAGGTAGATGTAGAAAGATTTAGAATGGATGAGCTTGAGGAAAGAGGTTTCCGTGATATGCTCATTACAGACCGTGAGTTTTGGCATTTTAGAATGGGAGAAGATGACTATGATGTAGAACTTTGGAATCCTGTATTATCATTCTATCATAAGTCCCCGGACGCAAGATATATATCTCAAGCAAACTGGGTAGGTAAAACAGATATGTTTACTGTAGCTGATGTTATAGATAAGTATGGGTACTTAATGACAGAAGAGCAATTAGAAGCCCTTGAAGCTATCTATCCTATTAGATCTGCGGCATATAATATTTCTGGACAGCAGAATGATGGTTCATTTTATGATGCTACAAAAAGTCATGAGTGGAACGTTAATATGCCATCACTAGCATATCGTCAGTACACATCCATGGTAGCTGGTAATATTATGCAAGGAGGTGATGTTGTTTCACAGATACTAGCAGAAAGTGAAGATTATAATGTAGCAGGTACAGCTTATTTACTTCGCGTGACTACAGGCTATTGGAAATCACAACGTAAAGTTGGTCACTTAACCAAAGTACTGGAGAATGGAGAAGTACTTACAGAAATTATAACAGAAGACTATAAAGTATCAGATAAACCAATATATGATACCAGACTCTTTAAGAATAAAACTAAAGATAATCTAGTATATGGAGAACACATTGACTGGATCTGGATTAATGAAGTATGGGGTGGTGTAAAGATTGGACCAAATATTCCATCATTCTGGGGTATGAATAATCCTGGAGGGTTTACACCTATTTATATTGGAGTAGAAAGAAACCATATTGGACCACTTAAGTTCCAGTTTAAAGGTGATAATACATTATATGGTTGTAAGCTTCCGGTAGAAGGTGCGGTGTTCTCAGATAGAAACACTAAGTCTACAGCTCTACTTGACTTAATGAAACCATACCAGATTGGGTATAATATTGTAAATAATCAGATAGCGGATATTCTAGTAGATGAACTAGGTACAGTGATCTTACTGGATCAGAATGCATTACCACGTCATTCATTAGGTGAAGACTGGGGTAAGAATAATCTAGCTAAAGCATATGTAGCAATGAAGAACTTTCAGATGCTACCTCTAGATACATCTATTACAAATACAGAGAATCCATTAAACTTCCAGCATTTTCAGAAATTAGATTTGGAGCAAACAAATCGACTGTTATCGCGGATTCAGCTTGCTAATTACTTTAAGCAACAGGCTTATGAAGTAATTGGTGTGAATCCGCAACGTATGGGGCAACAGTTATCACAGCAGACAGCTACAGGAGTAGAGCAGGCCGTTAGTGCTTCTTATGCACAAACTGAAGTATTCTTTATTCAGCACTGTGATTACTTAATGCCACGCGTACATCAGATGCGCACAGACCTGGCTCAGTACTATCACTCTACTAAACCATCTCTAAGGTTACAATACATGACAACAGCAGATGAAAATGTAAACTTTGAGATAAATGGTACTGATCTGCTTATGAGAGATCTTAACATTTATTGTTCTACAACTGCTAACCAGCGTGCAATACTAGAGCAACTTAAACAGATGGCACTACAAAATAATACTACCGGTGCTTCTATATATGACTTAGGTAAAGTAGTTCAGTCAGATTCATTAGCTGAGCTTAATTCTGTACTTAAAACAGCTGAGCAGAAATCTAATGAAATCAAACAACAAGAGATGCAGTCTCAGCAACAGATGCAAGAACAAATGATTCAAGCTAAAGCTGAAGAAGAAAAACTCAAAAGAGATCATGCATCTGCAGAAGCAGAGAAGAATAGACAACGTGATATTCTTATTGCTGAAATTAGATCAGCCGGGTATGGCTCTATGGTAGATCTTGATCAAAACATGCAGTCTGACTATATTGATGCAATGAAAGAGATTAGAGCTACAAATCAATATCAAGAACAAACTGAATTAGAAAGATCAAAAGAAGCTAACAAAACTAGTTTAGCTCAAGAAAAGGCTCAGATTGAACGTGAAAAGATCCAGGCCCAAAGAGATATAGCAGATAAACAACTGCAGATTGCAAGAGAAAATAAAAATAAATATGATAAAGGAAATGAAGAATAGCTATATAGTGCTACAAAACCTTAATCATCTTTAAATTTTACAAGTTTATTTGTACAAATTTGCTTATATTAATTTAACAACCAACAAAAACCAACAAGATGGATCCAATTGAAAAAGGTGAAATATCAGATGCTACATCTGTAACACAAGCAGATGTAAATTTAGATGAGATTTTTGGGATGCCTGATGCAGGAAATATCATGCTACCAGAAACAGAAGAAAAGAAATCAGTGTTTAGCAAAAACACTGTAGATGTATCGTTCATTGACAACCCTGCAGGTACTTCAGTAGCAACTGATACACCGGCAGAAAAGAAAGAAGTTGAAGAGGCAATTGCTGAACTTGACAGCCGTATTGCTCAAGAAGAGGAAGCGGGTAGTAAGGGAAGACCAAAGATTGATAAATCAGGTCTGGCAGAACTAGCAACTAAAATGATTGAAGAGGGTACTCTAATTCCTTTTGATGATGATAAATCACTAGATGAGTATACAGCAAAAGATTTTAGAGAACTTTTTGAAGCAAACTTCCAAGAGAGAGAAAATCAGATTAGACAAAATACACCAAGAGAATTCTTTGAAGCATTGCCAGAAGAGTTACAGTATGCAGCAAAATATGTAGCAGACGGTGGTACAGATCTAAAAGGACTCTTTAGAACTTTGGCTCATGTAGAAGAGATGAAAAATCTTGATGTAAATAATGAGTATGACCAAGCAGAAATTGCACGTCAATATCTTTATGCTACAAACTTTGGATCTCCTGAAGAGATTGAAGCAGAAATTCAAGATTGGTCAGATCTAGATAAGCTTGGACAAAAAGCTAATCAGTTTAAGCCAAAGTTAGATAGAATGCAAGAAGAGATTGTTGCAAGACAGCTAGCAGAACAAGAAGCTAAAAAAGAGCAGCAGGAAAGAGCAGCTAAAGCATACATGGATAATGTATATAACACTCTTTCAACTGGAGAAGTTGGTGGTGTAAAACTAGATAGAAAAGTTCAGAGCATGTTATACTCCGGATTAGTTCAACCTAATTATCCTTCAATTTCTGGTAAGCCTACAAACTTACTTGGTCACTTACTTGAGAAGTATCAGTTTGTAGAACCTAACCACTCTCTAATTGCTGAAGCATTGTGGTTGCTAGCAGATCCTTCTGGATATAAAAACAAACTCCAGGAGCAAGGATCTAAAGCAGCTACAGAAAAAGCAGTTAGACAACTTAAAACAGAAGAATCAAGAAAGCTAGGATCTTCATCTACTAGTGATGATGAACCTTCAACAAGAAAAACTACACAAAGAACATTACAGAAAAACTCTGGTAATATCTTTAAACGATTTTAATTATAAACAACAAATAAAAACAAACAAAAATGGCAACTCCAGTTTTAAACAATGGTATATTCCTGCGTGATACTGCGTATAACGCTAGTTCACATGTGGATTCTTACCACTTACAAAACATGCTAAAGAATGCAGAACCTATGGATCTGGGTCCAGTAGACCTTTGGGCTATGGCACAGAAAGTAGAAATGCCTCTTTATCAGATGTCCTCTTTTGGAGGAAAGAATGTAATCATGGTTGACAATGCTCGTGGAGAGTACAAATGGCAGACTCCGGTTTCCATTGACCTTCCTTACATTGTTGAAGACATTGAGGATCCTAACACTATCCTTGGTCTAGATGGTACTACATTCCGTATTAAACTTAACAGACGTGAATTTGGACATGGTGATATCATCACTTATGACAAGTATAACGGAGTTGAAATGTACATTACTGATGAAGATATCCTTCCTATTGGAGATGGATTCATCTATACAGTACAACTTGTAAACAATGACAACCAGCGTTTTCTTGATCACCGTTTCCTAGCAAATGGTACTAAGGTATTCCGTAAAGGTTCTGCACGTGGTGAATATGGTGAAAGATTCTCTGACATCATCACTAATGCAGGATTCCGTGAATTCTACAACTATGTAGGAGGAGCAGAAGCACACGTACATTACTCTATCTCTTCTCGTGCAGATTTGATGATCAAGGGTGGTATGAATGCAGATGGTACAGTTCCTGTAACTGAGATCTGGAGATCATTCAATAAGAACCTTGATCCTGCTGTTACATCTCTAGAAGATATGGTTAAGGTTATGGGTAAAGATGCTGTGAAAAAAGCATTTGATAATGGTGACCTTTCACGTACATTCCTTACTAACATGGAAGCTGCTCACTTGTCTAAGATTGCATCTGACATTGAGACTTACTTGATGTGGGGACAAGGTGGACGTGTACGTCAGGATGGTCCAGATGATATCCGTTTGTCTGTGGGTCTTTGGAGACAGTTAGATAATGCATTCAAGCGTGTATACAACAAGAATAACTTTACTCTTGATTTGTTCCGTGGTGAGATCTACAACTTCTTCAACGGTAAGGTTGAATTCCAGGGTCCAGATCCTAAGCGTTCACTAGTTGTTCAAAC